CGCCGGAGACGGAAAAAAGATTGATTATTCTTCGTTGTCGGTTTCAACGACAAATGCGACGCCAACGTGGGATGTCAAGGCTTCCGATAGCGCCACGTTTGATGGATCGTCTTGGGACGCGACCGGGCTTTCGACTGAGCAACTCCAGGCGCGCGAAGACAGCGATTACCGATATTTGCAACTGCGCGCGAACCTGACGGCTACCGGAGCGACGCCTAGCCTGGATTCCGTCAGTGTCGATATCTATGCGGGCGACACCACACCGCCCGAATTGCCCACATCGACAAAGTATGTTGTTTTCGATACGGACAATTATGCCCTGAATTGGGACGAGCCCGCGGACGTCGATTTCGACCATTGCGAACTGAAGCGCGTTGCGGACGGAACGACAACGTATCTTGGGAACAATAGCGGACTCGCGGAATGGCAGGCCGCGCCTGATACGTATTGGTATCTGAGGGATGGCGAGGGCGCCGCGGGCGTCACGCCGCTCAGCGCGTTCGTGGACGAGGGCGTTTCGGGATCGAGCATAGCCTACTACGTCCGGTCCGTAGACGCAATAGGCAACGATAGCGCATGGACGTTGTTCGAGGATGCGTCCGTAGCGGCGGATTATCCTGACGTGGGAGACGTTCGACTTGGAGTGACTTTCGGGAATGAAGCGTACGAAGGTACATTGACGCTTCCGGACGAGACGGACGTTGTTTCCGGCGTCGGATACGGCGATGGAGGGACGGAATTTACCGGGTCGTATTCGCCTGATTTTCCGTCCGCGCAAAACGTTTTGGACGACGATACGGTAGACGGGGATCCTGGGTTATTCGAAAACGTTTCGGCTGCGGATGTAAAGTCTGGCGTTACTTGGGGCGCAAGCGGGACGGAATTTACTGGCACCTATGTACCCGACACGACGGCACCGACCGTGCCGACAATTACAGTTTCCGACAATGGAAACGGAACCGGCGCTGTACTTACTGTCGCGGGATCCGATACCGGAACAACCAATACCGCGTATGTCTCCGCATACAAATCAAGCACGTGGACGTCAAAAGGAAGCCGTACCGGAAATGGAAATATTTCCCTTTCGCTCACGACAACCGGCTACTACGTCGCTTATGTGACGTCGACCAATGATGCATGCGGCGCGGTATCCAATGCCGTTTGGTTTTCGGTAACGAATTCGGCAAGCCGATTTGGTCCGGAAGAGGCAATCCGCAAATTGCTGCTTGACGATGCGGCGGTGAGCGCAATCGTTGGTGCGCGCATTTGCCCGGAGGTTCACGCCGATTCCATAACGGTAGGAAGTAATTGCATTACGTATTCCCGGATTGGTACGACTCGCGAAAAATATGTAGGCGGGGCAATTGGTATCGCGAATGCCACGTTTGAAATAAATGCGTTTTCTTCATCCTTCGACACGCTAAACAAATTGTCTGATTCGATTCGCCTGGCGCTAGATACCAATTCCGGGACCATCTCCGGAGACGGCGGAAGCCTGGTTATTCATTCTATCGTGATTGATTCAGAGACGGACCAAAAAGACGGTCTTTGGGCGGGAACGGATATCCCGGTTTTTTACGAAACGATTCGTTGCGAGGTTTGGCACGCGGAGACAATACCCAGTTAGGAGGAATAAAAAATGGCTGTCGGCTTGGCGAATCTGAGTACTCTTACGTTTGGCACGAGCGGGTACGCCCTGTACATTACCGGGTGGAATAGAACCGGACACGGCGTCGATGATGTCCAGACGTCGCACTTGGGGACTACCGGGCTCCATACCTATATTCCGACCGCAATCGCCGAAGGCGGGGAATTGAGCCTTGACGTGCAATATGATCCTGCAACGGAGATTACTATCGGCGGAACGGCAGAGAATATTACGCTCGATCCGGCAGCGAGCGGAGACACTGTTGCGTTTTCAGGATACGTCAAATCGTACGAATATTCCGGCAAGGTCAACGAACTCATGACCGGAACCATTGTCGTCAAGGTCGCCGGGGCCGCCGCGTAAAAAAGGGGAGATACAATGCCTATTTCGACGGCGATTTGATGTCGATGCTTGTGGCCACATGCACGACTCGCGCGCACCTTGATTTCCAGGACGTCGGAGACGTCAGTCTCTACGCCGTCGATATCGCCGCGGGCGACGCGTGCGAGTGGACGGAATCGAGCGGCGTTACCGTCCCAATTACCGGCAACCCTGTAGATGATATCAAAGTGTCTAACGGGAGCGCTACGGCCGGAACGTTGAAAATCGCGGTTCTCTACGACAGCGAAGAATAGGAGAAAACATGTCCGCTACCCCTGTTGGCGTTTCCTGCATGGTTGCTCCCCCCGCCCCGGTGGAGGCACAACGCCAGGCCGCAATTGTTCCTCTCTCGCGCGAATCCATTCTCGGAAGTTCCGATTTGCCGATTGTCCCGGTCGAAATTCCGGAATGGGGCGGGACCGTCCTGTTGCGGTCGATTACGGCGGGAGAGCGCGACCGATTCGAAGCGAGCGTCAACAATGGCAAACGCCAGGATCTTGAGAATTTCCGGGCGCGCTTTGCGGTCCTCGTGTTGTGCGACGAGGTGGGGAATCGGCTGTTCGCTGATGCGGACGCGGCGGCGTTGGCGAAGAAAAGCGCCTCCGCGTTGCAAACGATTTTGTCCGCCGGCATGGAGCATAACGCCATGCGCGCCGATGACGTCGAGGCGCTTGAAAAAAACTAGCCGCCAACCCAACGCGAATGTTCGTGTTTCGCCTGGCGTTGGCGTTGGGTCATACGGCGCGAGAGTTGCTCGAAAAAATGTCGAGCCGTGAGTTATCGGAATGGCTTGCCTATTACGGCCTTGAGCCGTTCGGCGACGAGCGTGCGGATTTGCGGGCCGGAATTATTTCAAGCACCATTGCGAACGCAAACAGTAATCATCGGTTCAAGCCGTCGGATTTCATGCCTGATTTCCGTGGCCGCTATTCGGCAGCAAGCGAATTCGATCCGTACGAGCTTGCGCGAAATATTCAACGGACTGTTGATTTAATTGAGGCCAAAAAACCATGACCATGGTAAGCCATATCGCGATTGGCCTGTCCGCAAACGTCGCGAATTTCGTGCAGAATATGGCGTCCGCTTCGAAGGCGTTCGAAAAATTCCATTTCGCCACGAAAAAGGCACGAGCCAATTTAAGCGCCGGCTTTTCGAAAATGAAATCCTTCGGGCTTTATGCGGGCGCGGCATTTGGATACGCGATAAATAGCGCGGCAGAATTCCAGAAAGGCATGGCGGAAGTTTCTACGATCGTTACTGACTCCTCTATTAGCATGTCGAATCTGAACGCGGAAGTATTGGCATTGTCAAAGGAAACCGGGAAGGGACCGGCAGAGCTTGCGCATGGCCTGTACCAAACCATTTCGTCCGGCGTGGAGGCGTCTGACGCAATGTCGCATTTGGCGTTATCGACAAAGGCGGCCATTGCCGGAGTCGCCCAAGTATCTGAGACGGTTGACTTATCAACAAACGTGGTGAACGCATACGGAAAAGGAGTTTATAGTCTTGCCAAAATTTTTGACGTAGCATTTAAGGCGGTAGAACTTGGGAAGACAACGTTTCCTGAATTGGCTTCCCAGATCGGAACCGTATTGCCGTTTGCGTCGCAATTGGAAGTTTCACTTGAAGATCTTTTTGCCGCGACTGCAACGTTGACGAAGGGCGGTATCAATACCGCGGAAGCGACCACATACCTCAAAAATGTGATGGCGTCAGTTATTACTCCAACATCGGACGCTGCGGCTGCGGCTAAATCTCTTGGTATTGAGTTTTCCGCTTCAGCAATAAAAGCGAAAGGATTTTTGCCATTTTTGCAAGATATCCAAAAAAAGACCGGGGGCAACATTGAGGCAATGTCCAGATTGTTCCCGAATATACGAAGCGTAACCGCCGTACTCGCCCTGGCAGGGAAACAGAGCCAGGAATTTGCCGATATCCAAGATAAATTGGTGAATTCTTCCGGGGCGTTAGCGGTCGCCTTCGGAAAAATGGAGGCGAGCGACGCCGAGAAATACGTAAAGATGTTAAACGAACTCAGAATAAATACGATTGAAATCGGCCTAAAGGCATTACCTATATTGCTAAAAGTTGTGAATTACTTCAAGGAATTTTATGGCACATATCCTTTGTTGGTTGAATTTACCGCGGCAATGATAATTCTCAATAGGTCCGGAATTATTCCAATGTCTGTCGGCGTCTACCAACTTTACGGAAAATTGCCGGTCTTAATTTCTGGATTGAAGGCGTGGGCGGCCGCACAAACATTGGTTAGCGCCGCCACGGCAACAACAGTAACATATATGGCGACGCTTACTCTTATAGCGTTGCAGTGGATTACGGCAGCGGCAGCGGTTGGTTTAGCGTTCGGTTATATCTCATATTGGATATTTGACGCGATAGGATTAACGCAAAAGTTGGCCGACAACTTCCGGTTACTCGGTGAAAAGGTTGAATGGTTTGGGCGATGGTCTGGGACATTCACGAAAGAAAAAACTACCGCAGAAACAAAAGGAAGCATGCAAGATGCATGGAAAAATCAGCTGAATTCCGGCCAGATTACCGCCGCAGAATATGACCGCAGAATTTCGTCAATCGCGACATCCGGAACTTCCGGACAGCGAAACGCCGCGAAATCTCCACAGATCGACCAAACAAATAAAACTCTTGAGCAAATCCGCGATAGGCTTGGGCCGGCGAGGGCTGCATAATGGCGGCGACGATTACATCAGAGCACAGGCTTTACGATGGAATATCATATACCGACCGATACGGTACTCCGGTTTCGCTGGAGACGTCGCTGCTCGTGACAGGCATTACGCAATCCGGATATCCGTTGGAGTTTGCGCGCGAAGTGTGCGCGGCTTTAGACGCAAATGACCCGCCGTATTCCTACGGTAGCCATCCCGCATATTTGTCGGGCGAGACAGCGGTATACTACAATACGCTTGTTTTGATTGAACGCGCAATCGAACCGGTCCATGGCGATCCGACAAAAGCGCTTGTCCGATTGCGGTACGCGCACTTTTACGAAAATGATGGGCAGACGATTTCATTGCCTAGCTCCGGTGGCGAATCTGCATTATTTTGGCTTCGCGACATTTCGAGTGCGCAGCAAATAACCGTAAATAATTATCCGTCAGACTACGGCGAAGACGGGTCCGAGGATTCGGACCTTCGCGGGAAACCAATTGAGGTCGCATATACATATCCTGATGGTACTGCCACGTATAAGGATGCGGCCGGAAACACACTGGCAAAGGATGAAGAGCTTGCAGGAAAAACAGAAAAACAGGTCGCGAGCGTTAAGCTATTCCAGCCGATGCGTCGGATTGAAATAACAGGAATTCGAGAAGAAGACAGTCCCGCGTACACAAAAAGAAAATGCTTTCTGCACACAAACTACAACACATGGCTTGGCGGAGATCAAGGCACGTGGCTCTGCGTGCGCGCGGATTACGAGCCGTACGATATCGATTCCACACCAAAAAAATACAAGTGGGTTTTTGAATTTGAATATAACCGTGAGGGGTGGAATCCTTCGGCATCATTTATAGACAAGCGGACAGGGCAACCCCCTTCCGGATTGGTTGGCGGGACCGGAAGTATTGATTTGGAATATTATAAAATGGAGCCGTTTGATATTGTATTTTCCGAAAAACGAATTATCGGGATATAATGATGAAACGTTGGCATCGAGGCGAAAGCATTACGGTATCCCGCCTTAATGAAATACAAAAAAAAACCGATAGGCCGATTCGGTCTAGCGGCACGATGCAGACCATTGCAGGAATTACATATGTCGGTCAAGATTTCGCGCAATCGAGTCCGCATAATATCGTAATCGCGCGCTTCCGCGTTAAGTCCCTGCAAAATGACTATCTTGTTTGCCGGCGATATAGCCCTGCCGTAGGAACTGCGGTCGAGGTGGCCGGAACCGTCAATATCTACGTAGCGAAGCCGTATGAACTTCGACGAACCCCGTTTGACGGTAAGACGATTACGTATGGATCGCAGATAATAACCTATACGTATTCAGACGAATGCACCCGTATCGCGACAGACGGCGACGACACGGAAACCCAAGTCATGACGCCGTTGTATTTCGTGGATTGCGAGATTCTCGCCGTCATGAATATTTCCGGCGGCACCGGCCTTGCCGTAAGCGACGTTCCCGTCATGTGGGAGGATCTGAATACGGCTGGGCGATTCTGGGCGCGGGAGGCGTAACGTGGGGCTCAAGTCGTTCGGAAATTCCGGGTTGCAGGCGTTTGTTGCGTCGCCGTTGCAGGTGCGGGACGATAGAACAAGAGTAATTATTGGGAAACATATAACTTGGTACAGTCGTGCGAACGCTGATGATGCTACTAGGCTTGGATACGACGACGATTATGTGTGGACGCTGCCA